AGATGGCTGAAATCATCATGTCGATGATCATTGACGACCTGGGCAGCCAGCAGCAGGTGGTGGTCATTGAGGGTGACGAGCTGAACGAAGAGCGCACCGTGGTGCTGAACAAGCCAGAGACTGACCCGCAGACCGGCTATGCCTACCTGTCCAACGACCTGCAGCGCACCCGCCTGAAGGTTGCCCTTGACGATGTGCCGAGCACGTCCGGTTTCCGTGCGCAGCAGCTCAACTCCATGTCCGAGGCCGTCAAGTCGCTGCCAGCGCAGTACCAGGCCGCCATGCTGCCGTTCATGGTCAGACTCATGGATGTGCCATTCAAGCGCGAGGTGGTGAAGGCCATCCGCGAGGCCTCCGAGCAGGAGTCACCGGAGGCCATCGAGCAGCGTATCCAGCAGGCCGTGCAGGATGCCCTGGCCAAGTCTGGCGCAGACCTCAAGATGCGCGAGGTCGCCATCAAAGAGCGCAAGTCGGAAAGCGAGATTGGCGAGATCCAGGCGCGCATGGTGCAGATCGGCGTGCAGGCGGCTTACTCGGCCATGCAGGGCGGCGCCCAGGTCGCAGCCATGCCGCAGATCGCACCCATTGCCGACGCAATCATGCAGGGCGCTGGGTACAAGATGCCGAGCCCTGGCGGCGATGATCCGAACTTCCCGCAGCCAATGGCCATGCCAGCAGCCGCGGCCGCGCCTGTGCAGCAGAACACCAGCCCGTCATTCCCACCCGTTGCGCCCGATGGCAGTTCACCCATGCAGGGCATTGAGACACCCACGACCACTGACAACTTAGGAGCATGACCATGAATGACAACGCCATCGAGCAGGAAATTATCGCCAAAGGTCTGACCGCGCCGCGCATTACGCCGACCGACATTGAGGCGGCCATTGCCAGTGAGCACTGTTTCACCGCAGCCGAGGCGGCCAAGTGTGGCGGTACCGAGCCGCACCCGCTCGACCTGCTGACGATTTGCGTGCTGGTACTGCGTAACGGCTTCACCGTCACCGGTGAGTCAGCGTGCGCCAGCCCGGAGAACTTTAACGCCGAGATTGGCCGCCAGATCGCTCGCCAGAATGCCGTCCAGAAAATCTGGATGCTGGAAGGCTATCTGCTGAAAGAGCGCCTGCATGCCCGTCGTGATGTTGGTGAGTGCGGCACTGCTTAAAACGAACAGCGCGCAAGACCTTGACCCGCCTCGGCGGGTTTTTTTTCGCCCGCAGGAAAGTAATGGAGTCCCCGTATTCCGGTGCTTACCCCCTGTAGGGTTCGCATTGAGTTGCCTTGCTAATCAGGCTTTGCGCCACGCCCGGAGTGACTTTCCGGGCCGTAGGCATCCGACGTTCGCGCCGGAGTTAAGCAGCTGATTCCCATGCGGCCACGGCGATATGTGGCGGGACGAAAGGCACATGAACACCGAAGAGTTTATCCAGCAGCACGCACCCGACGGCAACCTGACCGCGCAGCAAGCGGCTGAGCTTTTGCAGCTCGGCTACAAGGGCGATACCGCAAATGCGGAAAACGGTGACGCGCCCGGCGCCACCCTTGATGACGTTCAAAAGCCAGACGTTGCAGCAGGCACCACTGACGAATTGATCAGCGGCGAGCAGATGACGGTTGATAACACCGTGATCCTCGCCAAGGACGGCAAGCACACCATCGGCTACGACAAGCTGCTGGATGCTCGCACCGCTGAGAAGCATTGGCGCGACCAGGCAGCAGCGGCACAGCAGGAGCTGGCCGCACTCCGTGAGCAAGCACAGCAGCGCGAGGCCGCCGGTTTGGCGCCGACCGATGCAGACCAGAACAGCGCCGCCGCCCTGGCAGCAATTGAATCTGGTGTGAACCCCGAGATTTTCGGGGACTTCTCCGAAGAGGCCATGGTCAAGGGCATTCAGGCACTGGTTGACCAGCGTGTAGCGCTCATTGAGCAACGCATGCAGCAGACCGTGCAGCCACTACAGGCAGCCCGGCAGCAGGACGCCGCTACCGCCCACTACGACGCCATCTACGCCGCCCATCCCGACGCCGACTCGATTGCTGAAAGCAAAGAGCTAGCTGACTGGATTGCCGGCCAGGTGAGCGCAGCCCCGAGCTTTGCGCAGGCCGGCCTGGAAGCCGGGTTCAAGGATGTTCTGGCCAAAGGATCGGCCGCCCAAGTCGTAGAGCTGTTCGATTCGTTCAAGAACGCCACTGGAAAGGCTCCGCAGCCCGCGCCGGTAGATCTGCGCGCCGCTGCAAAGGCGGCCATCGCCAAAACCCAAATTCCTGCCCCGCTCAGCCTCTCGGACATTCCGGGCGGCACGGCTGTGGCCGGCAGTAAGGACGAGGCGATGGCAGCCATGACCCCCCAAGAGCTGAGTGAGGCCATGCAGCGCATGACCCCCAAGCAGATCGAGGAATACATGAACCGAGCCTTGTAAGGCGCCGGTTCTGTCCCGCCATTTTGGAGCACAACCATGCCAGCTAAAACCAACATGCAGTACGGCGACAAGGGCGCGCAGATCGTTCAAGCGGTCGGCCTCTTCGCTACCCACAACCAACGCAACACGATGATGGGTCGCCTCACCGGCAAGATGCCCACCGGCACCGCCGGCGCTGAAGCAACCCTGCGCAAGCAGACCACCCAGCACATGCCCATCGTCAAGTGTGAAGACCTGGGCAAGGGCCGCGGCGACGAGGTGACTTTCCACCTGCTGAACCCGACTGGCGCCAAGCCGATCATGGGCAGCGCAGTGGCTGAAGGCCGCGGCGTAGGCATGAAGCTGTCCGAAGACCGGCTGCGCGTGGATCAAGCGCGTTTCCCGATCGACCTGGGCAACACCATGACCAGCATTCGCTCGCCGGCCGACTTCCGCAAGCTGGGCCGTCCAGTTGCGCAGGGCATGGCTGACAAGTACGTCGACCAGTCGCTGCTGGTGCACATGGGCGGCGCCCGTGGCTTCCATGACAACATCGAGTGGGGCATTCCAACCGAGGCAGATCCGCAGTTTGCGGAAATCATGGTCAACCGCGTCAAGGCGCCGACCAAGAACCGTCACTTTATCGCCAAGGGCGGCGCCGGCATCGAGCCGTTCGCAGTCAACGCCGGCGAGATTGACCTGCTGACCACCGAAACGCTGAAGATGGAAACCATCGACGGCATCCGTACCGTGATGGAGCAGATCGCTCTGCCGCCACCACCTGTGATCTTTGAAAACGACGAAGCGGCCAGCGATAGCCCGATTCGCGTGCTGCTGGTGTCCTCGGCTCAGTACAGCGGCTTTGCCACTGATCCGAACTTCCGTTCGCTGCAGGCCTCGGCCATGGCGCGTGCTTCCCAGGCCGGCGGTCACCCGCTGTTCAAGGGCGATGCAGGCCTGTGGAACGGCATCTTGATCGTGAAGATGCCTAAGCCCATCCGCTTCTATGCCGGCGACACCATCAAGTATTGCGGTTCGTTCACCAGCGAAACCGAGTCGTCCTGCATCGTGCCGGCCGGCTTCGGCACCAACTTCGCCGTTGACCGCGCCATCTTGCTGGGTGGCCAGGCGATCGCAGAAGCCTTTGCGGCCAGCGACAAGTCGAAGATCCCTTTCTTCTGGTCCGAGAAGGAACTGGACCACGGCGACAAGTGCGAACTGCTGGTCGGCATGATCCGCGGCGTGTCGAAAATCCGTTTCGATATGGACTACGGCAACGGCAACCAGTTCACCGACTACGGCGTGACCTGCATCGACACCGCTGTGCCGATCATCGGCGCCCGTAACTAATCGGCTCGGCCTGGGTAACTGGGCCGACCCTTCCGCGAAGGATGGAGAATCACTATGCCAACTGTAACGATTAATCAGTTCCGCACCCGCCAGTTCGGCGGCGCTGCAGGCGCTTACGGTAACGTCACCGCGCTGACTTTCCGGCTCAACACCAATGCCATCGGTGCTGCCATTGGCGCTGACTCTGTTGCTGCCATCGCTTCTGGCGACAAGGTTGTGCTCGGCGTGCTGCCGGCCGGCATGCGCTTGGACGACAGCATGCTCATCGTCAGCACGGCTATGTCGGCGTCTGTCACCGGCACCCTCGGCTTTGAGTACGAGGATGGCGTGGATAGCCCAGCCGTTCCGCAGGACGCGGCCTACTTCGGTACCGGCCTGGTACTGAATGCTGCTGCCCGGCTGCGCAACGCAACCGCCAAGGCGCCCGTCGTGCTGCCCAAGCCCGCCAAGCTGATCTTGGTCACCGCCGGCGCCGCAAACTCCAAGGCGAGCCAGATTGATCTGCTGATCACCGGCGAGCTTGGTCTGGCTCGTTAAACCGTAAGTAAAAGGCGCGGCGCTGCAATGGCCGCGCCTTTTCGAGGGATGCACCGATGGAATTACTCATTGTTACCCTGATCGCCATGCTTGCGCATGAGGCCAATCGCGCCTACTGCATGGGCCTTGGCGACCTTTCGCAGCTGGTATGGGACGAAGCCCCGGACTGGCAAAAAGAAAGCGCCATCGCTGGTGTGAACATGCACCTGGCCAACCCTGGCGCTACCCCTGAAGACTCCCATGCGTCCTGGCTGGCGCAGAAAGTGGCCGACGGCTGGGTCTATGGCCCCGTGAAGGACGCCGAGAAGAAGGAGCACCCGTGCTGCGTGCCCTATGCCGAGTTGCCCGAGGCGCAGCGTGCCAAGGACTACATCTTTCGCGGCGTGGTGCATGCCGCCAAGCGTGCGATCGATGAGGCCACCGCCAGTGCTACCAGCGGGCTGGAAGCCGCATTGCTCAAGGCCACGGAAAAGGTCTGCGGCGAAGCGGTTGGCGCGAGTGCCGGGCTGCGTGTCATGCCGGGTCAAACGGCCGTGACCTACATCCACCACCGCGAACACTACACCGACCACCAGTACGGCACCGGCCTGACCTTCACCAAAGGCCAGACGCGCATCCTGCCGGGCGAGTTGGCGCAGAAGTTCCTGCGGCACAAGGATCTGTTTGAGCTTGGCGATCCAGAAGCCGCCGGCAGCGACGACACCGGCGACACGCTGGCCAACGTGCAGGACACGGAGGGCAAGAAGGTTGACGAGCTGACCCAGCTGCAAGACCTGCGCGACCAGGTGATGCAGATGGACAAGAAGAACCTGCAGGCCTATGCGACCAACAACTATCGCATGCCGCTGAATGCCCGTGACTCGGTTGCGGACATGCGCACTCAGGTGATCGGCTTGATCGACCAGTACGGGCCCGTGTAATGACCCGCGACGAGCTTATCAGCGACTTCCGCGCGATCACCCAGGACAAGGTTGAGCCGTTTCTGTTTGAAACGGCCGACGTGGCGCGCTGGCTGGCCGATGCAGAAGCGGAGGCTGCTATTCGTGGCCGCCTGCTGCATGAGTCTCAGGATGCGCGGGTCTGTGAGCGTGACGTGACGGCGGGTGAAGCGGGTTATGCCCTTCACCCGGCGCTCTACGAGATCACTCACATCGGCTTCAAGCCTACTGGCGCCACCCGGCGCGAGCATTTGCGCCTGGTATCGACTGAAGAGCTGGACCGTACCGTGGCCGACTGGCGGGATCTGACGGGGCCGGCGCGCTATGCCATTCAGGGCGATACCACCCTACGCCTGGTCCCGACACCCGACCAAAACGGCACGTTGTACCTGGAAGGCTACCGCTTGCCGCTGAAGTCGCTGGCAGACAACAAGCTGTCTACCCCCGAGATCCACCAGGCCAGCCATCGGCATCTAGTGCACTGGGCGCTGTATCGCGCATTCAGCACACCAGACGCTGAAACCCTGGACCTGGGCAAGGCCGCAGACGCTGAGCGGGACTTTACCGCGTACTTCGGCGCCAGGCCGGACAGCAATCTGCGCAGGATCACCCGCGAGGATGGCCCGCAGACCAATAAGGTGTTTTTCCCATGAGTAATGCCATGGCCGACAAGGCAATGAATGCTGCCAGCTACATCGGCGGGATTTTCTCAGTGGCCGCCGGCCTTACCCTCACGGAGTGGGGGATTATCGTCGGCATAGTGACTGCTCTGCTGACATTCCTGGCAGGCCAGTTGTGGCAGCTGCGCAAGTTCCGCATGGAGCAGCGGATACAGGAGGCCGCCGACGCGCGGGCCAGCCGTATCCACGCCCTGGAAGTAGAGCGGCTGTGCCGGCAGTTACCTGGCGCGTGCAACCTGGACGGTAAGCCATGAACCGGGCGAAGAGCTACCTGTCTGGCGCCGTGCTGGCCCTGGTGATGGCTGGTGCTTCGGCGCCGGTCATCATGGACCAGTACCTGCTGGAGAAGGAAAGCGGCGGCGTGACACCGCTCAAGGCCTACCAGGACGGCGCGCGGATATGGACTGTCTGCGACGGCAAGACCGAAGGTGTCACCCGTTCCACGGTGATGACCAAGGCGCAGTGCGATGCCTGGCGCAAGACGGAAATTGGCCAGCGCCTGCAGCACGTCCACTCGATCATCAAGGTGCCCATGAGTGAGCCCGCCTGGGCTGGCGTGGGCAGCTGGTGTTTCAACGTGGGGAACGCGGGCTGCGCGAAGGCCACCACCGTGAAGCTGATCAATCAGGGCCAGCAGGCCGCCGGATGCAAGGCGATTCTGCACTGGCGGTTCATTACCCGTGACGGCAAGAAGATCGATTGCTCT